AAATGTTTGCCAGATAATAAAAAAATACTATCGTTTTTAACATCTTTTACGGTTTCTAAATTTTTTACTTGACACTTTTAGATACGAGTAGTAATATCCTTTATTCAATATGAATAATATGACAATAAAAACTAAGAACGGTGATTACAATATAAGCAGAGAGGGATTTATTAGATGGTTATGTCTTTTGGAAATTGTTGAAAAGACTGAAGAAAAAGCTAGAGAATTGAAAGTTAACTTGGATAATATTGACTGGGTTAAGCCAGTTGCTTTTAAAAAATATATGAGTGAAAGATTTAAAAGCATGGAAATTGATTTGGACGCTGAGGAGGGAGGGATTAGTAGAAATTTAGACTATAACCCTCTTAATAATATCCCCCGTATTCAAGAGTATCATTCACAGACATATCAAACACAAACTTCTTTGATTCAGAATCAGGATCTTGAGGATACGATTCATCACGTTTAACGAGGGCGGTTTTGGAGCCAGATAAATCACCGTAAAAGCTATCATCATAGACTTGAGCATTCCCTTTCTCCTGTGAGAGATTCTCAAAGGAATGCTCAAGTCTTTTGGCTTTTAATAACCAGACATAGTGTCCACCTAGGGGATTTATTTGTGAATTGTCCTCATCACATCTTTCAGTAATTTCATACATTTTACCATCGCGTTCACCAGGTCTATCTGAACCATATTCAACCAATTTAAATACATCTCCAGCCTTTGGTTCGAGGCTAGGTGGATAGTGTGCATAGAATGAACTAATGTGTAAATAGGCTGTGACTTGATCATCGGATTGATATCCAAACTTAGATAGAACCAATGCATTTTCTGTCAAAGTCATGATCATTATCATCGTCTTCGGTAATTCAAATTGATTTAATGGCATCTCTCCGTAAGTTAGATCACCATCTTGTAAATTAAAAAGATTTCTATAATATAATATCTTTTGACCATACATGTCTATTTGTTCTCGCCAGTAATTACTATAAAGTGCTCTCTCCGCTTGATTTTTATCCTTATCTGTAAACCTTATTGTTGGTTGAATGTATTCTAGGTAATTATTCGGATACGTTCTGATACAATTCACTCCAGTATATTTGTCGTAAGTTATCATTTTTTTAGTATAAAAGAGTTGGTGGGTTCATTCCAAATAATCATAATTCCTGTATTCCCCAATTTCTTAGGTTCTAATTTAGAAACGCTATTTATGTGATATTTTTTACAAATAGCTCTCAGCTGAACTATGTTTACTGGAACATTTACAGTTGGATTGTTTTTCAATCTTTCAACCTGTTGAATTACGCTCATGTCGGGTTTATGCATTTCTGGCACAGTTTGAGCGTGTTTTCTTTTAAATGGATCTAAAACAATAGATCTCCTATGTCTGGATTCTTTATTTCTTTTATGCTTGGCTTCACCCATAGGCATAAACATATTAGCATAACCACCATTCCATGTTTGCTCTAAAATAATAGAAAATGTATTGGCAAATAATCCCATAGAATTATTTAACCAAAAACCTATTCAGAAGCTCCAGCTTCAGGTGCTTGATTTTCAGGAGGTGTCCCACCAGAGGGAGGAGGTCCGAAATTAGGAGGAGCTTCACTTCCACCACCAGCAGGAGGAGGAGGAGCTTCACCGCCACCAGAAGGAGGTGGCGCACCTTCACCTCCTGGAATAGCCCCTCCAGCTCCAGCCGCTAATGGTTGGCCCTCAACCATTTCTCCACTTACCGCTGCACCCCTCCAGTTCCCACCATTTGCTTGAATTTGAGCCAATTCAAATTCAAGTTCTTTATCCTTTTTCAAGAATGCTCTATTTGCCAAGATTTCTTGATCATCCCACTTGAGATATTTCTTTTGTGCATATGTCTTAGAGATAGATTCATTCTGAGTCATATTATTAAATGTTGTATATTTTATTTCAGATTTTTGAGCTTCTCTCATTTCGTAAAAATTAACAGGAGGTACGAAATTTAAGTTGAAGTCAGTTTCCTTTATATCATATTTGTCCCAAAGTCCCTTTAGTCTTAAATGGACAATAAATGTGTTTTTTATGCTTTCAGAAAATTGAGACTGTAGTCTCATAATAAAGTTTGCGAATTTCAACTCTTCTCTAAGGATAGACATCCCGTCATTATAAGCAGATTCTGGTGAGATTCTATTTACTGGAACCTTCAATGCCTTGTATAGTTTTATTAAAAAATAATCTAAATCTGGTAAACTATTGAGAGCTTGTCCAGCGGGTAATGATTTGACATCAGTGCCTTCCGATCCCTGTCTTTTAGCGAACCAATAGTTATCCAAATAACTCTGAGGATTAAACTTATTAACTTGCCCACTTTGATCCATGTCAAATGTTCTTTTGGACCAATAATCTTGAATCATCTTCCTAAGATATGCTTCAGCTTTAGGTGCTGGCATTGTACCAACATCCACATTGAAGACTAATCTCTCAGGTGCTCTAGCTAAACGATAAATTACTATACTATCTTCAATCAAAGATAACTGCCTATAAGATCTTCTTGCGTTTTCAATAAAAGGAATACGCATTGTTTTGTTCTCATTCCAAATACCAGAATTAACATATGTTATCTGATTCTTATCCATTGGAATTAATGCATAATCTATTATTTTTGAAGGATTTGTCTTATCGAAAACTGGTTTACGTAACAAAAATCCTTTGATCATCATATTTTGGACATTACCAAAAATGGGATCAATTAATTCAGTAGGGACACTAATAACTCCTAGAACACCTTCATCTTCTCTCTCCTTGTGAATTACATTTTCCCAATACAATTCCCCATCAACTAATACACTGCGAATGTATTCCCAACCTTTTTTCTCAAGTTCAAAATAATTTATAACCTTATCGAACTCTTCATCTATTTCCTTTTTAACCTCTGTTTTAAATTTTTCTTTGGTGTATTCTAACAATATGATTTCACCATTTTCATTTTTATTTATTCCCTCATCACAAATTTCATCCAATGCTTCACTTACCTCCGAAAAAGCCGCCATTACACGATAGTCACGAATTCTTGCGATCTTATCTGCCTGAACATTCGCATACATGTATTGCGAAAAGTTTGAATCGATGTTAAAAAATGCAGAAGGTGATAAATCATTGTATTCAGACGAAGAACTAATACTTTGTCTGGACAGTGCTTCGGTTCTTTTAGAACCAGTATCTTGAAAAGATTTAAATTTCGGATTTAGTTTAGAAATAGTATCTATAACAGTATAAGACTGATATGGAAGATAAGAATTAACATAATTCATTAAACTTCTTCCGAATGTAGATTCTCTTCCTGTTGAGGCGTTTGCTGGCACGTTATTATTTATGTGTCGGTTTTCAAAAATAAAGTTTTTTTGTCTGGTATTTTTAGAAATTTCAACTACAATACGAATAATGCAAACATTAGATTACGTAAAAAATATACTATTTCATAAAAAAAAGCACACTTCAAAAAATATAGAAGATCTTAAAACATACAATCCATTTATGGTTAATCGTTGGGCATCTATGTTTGATGGTGAATCCGCGAACATCATAAATCAAACCACCAATAAGGTGAATTATTTTAACAATGATAAGGATATGCACTATAAAATGTTATTAAATATTGTTCCGAAAAAGAAATCCAAAATGATAGATTATATTAAAAAACAAATTGAAGAAACAGTTGAATAATATCCCTTGCATTTTAATATTATGGTGTAAATAGAAACACATATGAAAATGGATATTGATAAATTGGAAGTACAACGATCTTTGATCGATTTAGATGGTTTTTCGCAAAATTCTTTAAACAGTGTTTTTATTGGATACGATCTATCTCAAGTATTGGATGATATTGTTTTGGTGGAGTTGGTGGATTTGGGTGGACACACTAATGAAATTGTTAGAAATGGCTTGATTGTTCCAGTTAACGCTGACACCCAAGCATGGAGGGTTGGTAAAGTAATTCTTTGCGGTCAGGGTGTATCTCTGGTCAAAGAAGGCGATCACGTTATTTTCCCTAATAATAAAGGCATCATGATTTCTAATGTCGAAATCGACGGTTACGGTACATTGAATCATGGACAGTTTTTAAATGAACATAGAATTTTCGGCATAGCTAAACCTAGAAAAGATGTACATATCAAGACAGAATCTAAAAGCGCTCGCAACAACAAACGTTTGCGAAATTAAGTTCCGCCGAAGGAACTATGTTGTGGGTAAATCATTGTACAGAAGAATGTTATGTACAAGATCACCATTACTACTAGAGTCCTTAGATGGTAGGCTAACCTTGAATTATGATGGGAGAATGTACAACCCTCCAGCATATAATCCAGATGATTATAAATTAGTGTTGGTTTGGGATATTTTAATGCAAGATTATAGGTGCGTTAATATGAGTTACTGTAATTT